AGCCATTTAACATAACGTAAAACACAGGTTCACCACCCAAATACAAGCCAGTAGGGGCGCGGGTTTAACATGCTGTTTACCCGCAAATTTACGGGGGTAAAATGCTGCCTAAGCAACACTATCTTCCCACAATTTTGCCGCTTCTTCGTCACCTCTTAATTTCGCCTTGTGAGCTTCAATAACAGCAACGGTTTCAAGGGGTTCTGGATGGTCACCCACTAAAAGTAGCTTGAGTGCATTTAATTCTGAAAACTCACGCTTCCCTGTCCTAACAGCGCTAAGTGTTTGCGTTCGAAGCCCTGTGAGTTTGTGAACCATGTAGTCGGACTCAACATCTATCACGGTTTTAAACCAATCAAGCAGTTCCAGTGAGTTGGTTATTTTCATAAGTTTTCTCATCATCATTAAAATCCCTATCTGTGATTGTAGACGTAGTAAGCATGGTTTTCACTATCACCCATCATGTTGATATAACCCACCATGGGTGATAACTTCCTTTCCGTTACTGGTTTTCTCAACTGGAAACAATCCCTTGGCTTTAGCTACTGAGTGTTTACTCAGTAGCTATTTTTCAAAACAAAAATTAAGCCAAGGTGAATATTTACCCATAACCAAGCCAAGGTGATCCAATGAACAAGACTTTAAAAAACATATCAAGCCGATGAATTAGCGCTAATAGCTAAAGCTATCACGGTAGCTTTAGCTATTAGCACTCGTTAAATAAACGGCTTTAGGGTTTCGTATTTGCTTTGGATCATAGTGTAAGTGGAGCAGTACGCTTTAGCCGTGCGGGTTGAGTGCCCGAATGGGGTTATCACGGGAACATTGTCAGTAGCCCCACCTGTACGAAGCGATAGCGTTACGGCTAGGAGAAGCGCCCAAAGGGGATAATAGGAGTTTCGCAAACTCCCGCTCATGACCACTAGGAATACGGCCAAAGCTATGAGAGTGAGCAGGCGGCAACAGGGGAGCGTTAGGTTGAAAGCTCTTGAATAGTCACTCTTGCGGAACGTTTACCACAACGTCCCGCCATCTGAAGCAGGGCTTGGCAAGTAACACTAGCTTTAGCGTTACTTGCCAAGCCTACCTATCGCGTTTCAGATGCAGCGCCGACATTACGATTAGCTTTAGATACCGATTCAGTTCGGTTAGTTCTTTAGCGGTTCGTAAGGGGCTTGCTGCATCTGAAGCGCAGCGAAGATGTAGCAAGGGTGAAGAGCTTCGACCTACGGGAGGCATTATAAACCCAATGAATCGCCCCGCGAGGGGCCATCCTTTTTCTGGGGTGAAAAGGGGGTTATTTTCACCCCATACAACCCCAAGGGCGTAAGTGAGGAGCAAGGCCCTGCAAGGGCTTTCATTATCGCGCCCGCAGGGCGCTAAAAAACATGACCTGTTCATTTCATAGCAAACAAAAAATCTTATAGGGCGGTGCGGTATGTGCGTCAACAAGCCCGCAAGGGCTTTTGTCCACATATCCACGGCTTATTGGGTTGTGCGGTAAGTGTGTCAGCAATCCCGCTAGGGATTCTGTCCACTTATCCACAATTTTCGTTTTTTTCAATAAAATCATAAGGATAGAGTTTTGAGTGATATAAAATCAAAGATATTCAATGAGTTAGAGCGAACAGCTGTGCTTGAAAAGCAGGTAGAAAAGGCCAGCCCGCTCAACATCAAAGCGCCAGCAATTGCACTGGCTAAGTCTCAGCGTAAGGTCATCGCGATGCTGTGCAGCGTTGTATTTGAACCCGAGCATCAAAAAGGGGGCGCGAATGGCTAATGAAGTTTTGGGCGTTGTTACGTGTCCACATTGCGGCAGTGACGCCACAGTACACCGTCAGGCGAGCCGAAACGCAAAATTGTACTACCGATGCTACGACGGCCCTAATGGCCCGTGTGGAACCGTACAGATCACCTTAGAGGGCGGTCAATGGTGGCTCACTAACAATATGCGCCCATTAACTGGCGCTGAGGCTGAAGAAGCCGCCCATGAAGCCGCAGAGCTTGCCAGAGAAGCACAGCTCAAAGCTGCAAAACAAAAATCAGGAATATTTACCGCTTTATTTGGAGATGACGACGCATGAGCAACGAAGCAGATCAGCAAGCAATAGACACAATTGCAGAAGAACTAGGCCAACCAGACTTTTCAAGCTTTGAGACAGACAGCCCAGAAATAACGGGCGAGATAATGGCAAGTGAGGGCGGTGGTCAGTCCGTTTCAGTGGGCGCAGGCGATATGACCGTGATTGTCGCAAAGTTTGCCACAGGTTACATGGCAAGGCGTAACGGTGAGCACTGGAACTTGCAACCAGAGGAAGCCGAAGAACTGAGCAAAGCAATGGATGCACTCGTGCCAGATATGAATCTATCGCCAACGTGGGCGGCTGTGGCCGTAGTTACAGGCATTTTTGCACCGCGCATTATCACAGATATGCAAATTCAAGAAGAAATCGAAATTAACGGGGGTGAAGATGACCAGAGCAAAGCGGCCAGCTAAGCGGCAAGACCCATCATTACCGAATGAAAACATTCTCATCGTTGGTGCTTCTGGTAGTGGTAAATCTGCGTTCCTACGTGAAACGGTGGATTTTAAACAGCGTAGGATTATTGCATGGGACCCTGAAGAAGATTACCCACTCCCAAGAGTACGCAGCCTTGAGGCATTCTTAAAACTCGCTAAAAAGAGCGGCTTCGGGCCTATACGGTGCGCCTTGACTGTAGCGCCTACAGAGGAAAACTTCGAGCAGTTTTCGGCAATCGCCTTTGCGCTGGCTCATGCTGCTGCACCAATGACGATAATCGCGGATGAAATCGCAGACGTTACACGGGTGAGTAAAGCGAGTTTCCATTGGGGGCAGTTATGCCGAAAGGTGCGCAAATATGGTGGGCGGCTATGCGCTATCACTCAGCGCCCGCAGGAAGCGGACAAAACGATTATGAACCAAGTGGAATACACATGGTGTGGCGCACTCAAGACAACGGCCAGCGCTAAGTATATGGCCGCTGAAATGGGCATTACGCTAGAGAAACTACAATCAATTCAAAACATCCACCGCAAACAGGTTCAATATTGGATCCGTAAAGGGACGGATGCGGCCACAATGGAAACTATCAAGTTTTAAGGATAACTATGATTTTATATATATTTGATCTCATGCTCCGCCTGTTCATGGCACCGTTGTTTATTTTTGGCTTTATCTTCGATTTGATAGAGCAACTATTCGGTAAGTTCATGGCAATCATTTTAATTGGGTTTGTAGCCTGCGTATTAATTACCTTGGGGGTTGTTTGGTGTGCTCAGCTCCTTGGTGAGAGTATGTGCCTAGATGTAGGTGAAACGATGGGCTTAAAAACGCATTACACATCGTTTCATTGTTTCGTGACCGAAGACGGTAAAACCATACCACTCAGTAACTACAGAATTGACTAAAGCACCCAAGCCAAGGGGTTGCCTCAAAAATAATTTAGCTAAAGCTACCGACAAAAAAACTTTACCCACCAAAAATAGCTTTAGTTATAGCCCAAACAGCCCATAGCAAAAGGGCATATCTTCGCGCTGTCAATTCAGACAATAACGGAGATAAATACATGTTTAGTAAAAACCGCCTTATCACTATAGGTATGACAATCGCTATTCTCGCGGTCATCAATAAAGCCTCGCCGCTTCGCCCAGTTAAACGACTAATCAACTAAGGGGTAGAAGATGCGCGAGATTGTAGCTTTACCAACCATTTCAGGTGTAGCACCTAAAGCCAGTGTGTCTCAGACATTACCAATCGGCATGACCTATGACCGCATTCACATGCAGTATTCAGGGGTAACACCGTCACAAATTACCAACGTGCGCCTTGAACTTAATGGCCGATTGGTTACGCAGTACAGCACATTGCAAGACCTCATCGAAGAAAACACACGTTTTAAGCGTGAAGTGAAAGCAGGGATTGCAACGTGGCACTTTGTACGCGATGACATGTCCAGTGCGCTTTACCCTGAACTCATTGAGCAGCGCTTCTTTGCATTGGGTACGAATGGGCTAAACACCGCACAAATTCGCTTTGACATTGCGCAAGAAGCCACAGCGCCAGTTATCGAGTGCTTTGCTGAAAAGTCAGCGGCCAACGTGCCAGGTACTTTGATGAAGCGAAGAACGTTCGTGTACAAGCTAAACAATGGCCGTACTGAAATCGACAACCTACCACGCCCAACGAACGCGAGCATCATGGCGATTGCGATTAAAGCACCGGGTGTTGAAGGGGTTGAATTTCTTGTCGACAACGTGAAGTGGCGTGAGTCAGTGCCGCTAGAGCTGCACAAGCACATCATGCGCCAGAATGGCCGCACACCAATCGCAGACGAGTTTTATCTCGACTTCTGTCTTGAGGGTGACAAGTACAACACCTTGAAATTAGATCCCGCTATTCGAGATATGCGCCTACGTGTGGACTGCACGCAGGAAATACAGGCAGAAGTTGCGGTGTATTACTTTGATGACTTTGCCACAAGTTCATTCTAAGGGGGCTAAATGTCTAACCAAACCATGCTGCCACAAGGTTCACCGCAGCCAACCTCTTGGTTGGGTCAGGTCGGTGGATTCCTTAGTGATGCAGTTGGCGCTTACGCCAATTTCGAGGCGGTCAAGGCGCGTAAGAACTCGACAGGTCAGGGGCGGCTGGAACATGCCGCCACACCTGAACTAGAAAATGGCGCAGCCGTTCAGGTCGAGACTCCAAAAACAACACCTAATACAACTCAGCAAGAGACCCTTGTATTTGGTGTACCGCAAAAGACGCTTTTGCTTGGTTTTGGTGGTCTTCTGGTGGTTGGCTTACTGCTAAGGAAATAAGCGATGCAGACACCAAGAAACGTGAAATATTTTGCCTATGGTGTGGCTGTGGCCGCAGGTGGTGCACTACTGGCCGAAGTAGTACGCAGCCTTTACCGCAAGTACACCGCAGGGGGTGAACAATGATGCCGTTAATGGGGGCTGCGATGGGCGGAATGCCTAGTTTGACCAATGGGGCGGGCAGTCCCATTAGCTCAAGCGCTAGCTCATCGACAGGTGACCAAACGCAGCGTAACGGGTTCACAGGTGGCGGGGTGTCCTTTGGCACCAATAACAACAATCAGTTGTTGATTATTGGCGGTATTGCCTTAGTGGCGCTTTTCCTTTTGAAAAAATGAACATAGCACCAATTAGCGAGCTGTGGCGGATTAAACGGGCGGCTGGAAGTCCCGCAGATTATGAAGCTATCGCACAAGAGATAAGAGCCAGACACGCAGTTTTTATCCATCACAACGCTTGCTATGCGGTACTACGTAACGACCAAGACGGCCTATGTGTCGTGTGTGCCGAGGGCAGCTCCCTTGGTCAGTTGGCGCCTTACATCGTTCAAATTGCCAAAAAGCTCAGCGCCCCCTCAATCGTATTTCATACCAAAAGGCGGGCACTGGCTCGCCTACTTAGCGCTTACCACTTTCAATATGAAATGACCGATATCAACGGTTACTTAGTTTACAGGATGGTTCTCAATGGGTAGTAAATCCAATAGTACCAGCCGTCAGTCCACCAATAACACCAGTGTTTCGTTTGGGGTTCAGGGGGATAACAACGGCTTTATGAATGTTGGGGACGGCAACACATACAACATTCAACAAACAGATCATGGTTTAGTAAACGCAATGTCGAACATCGGTGCAGACATGGCCGATACGTTTCAAACGATGACCGATTATCAAACACAGTTTGCATCTGATGCACTCTCAGACGCATTTAATTTTGGCTCTAATGTTAACCGCGATTCGCTGGATTTTGCAGAGAATAACAGCGCTCGCGCCTTTGATTTTGGTGCAGATGCACTGGAAATGGGCGGAAATCTAGCCCTCGATGCGATGCAATTTACCAGCGACACAGCCAATACGGCCATGCTGGAAAATGGCGACTTAGCCCGTGCGGTAGTCAACTCAGCAAATGACATGCACGCAGCCAATAACGACTTTGCATCCAACCTATTTGGGGATGCAGTTAATGCCGTGAATGACAGCAATGAACGTGTATCAGAAATGGCGTACTTCACTGCGAACGCGACCAGCGATTTAGCCCGTGATGTTGCGGCCAGTAATGCAGACTTAGCAGGGCTTGCCATTAGTAGTACACAAGACGCACTAAGTGATGCCTACGGCGATGCAGCCGACCAAAGCCGACTAGCGCACAAGCAAGCACTTCAGTTCGTTGACGATATGAGCCGCAGTGACGGCCAACAACTCGCCTTACAAACCAATAAAACCATGATGTATGTCGTAGTGGGTGTCGTTGGTGTAACCGTTGTCGCCATGATGGCAGGGAGAAAATAAGATGTTAATGAATATCAATATAGAGTCGAATTTTCCAAATGACTTTTTGGTTGAAGGACAGTTTTTCAAAGTCATCAACTCTGAGTCAGAGTTTAGTGCCGTGGCGCTAACGCCACAAGGTGAGCAACTTTTTCAAACCAGTGCAAAGGCTGGGTTTGAAATCACCACAAATAAACTCTTTAACCGCATTGTATTGCAGTCTAAAGAGCCGCAGACAATTGAACTGTGGGTATCACAACACCGCTTAAGCTATGACTCACCAACGAAAGGGAATAACCAAACTTACTCGTTTCTGTCTGAGCACTATGGTGGAACACAGCGCATATTGCCATTTGAAGCAAAGCGGCTTGCTGTTACGTTGTTCAGTGACACGCATGACTTTTGGTATGGCGGTAAGGGGTGTTCACCTGAAACGGGGATCCCCGTTCGTGCTGGTACTCCGTGCAAAGTAGAAGGCTCATCGGAGCTATACGTTTCTATCAATGAGCCGCCTTTGTATATCTCTGGTAGCACATATACCACAGTAAACGCATTGGATGGAAATGAAGGGCGCTATGGTGGTGATTACGGTGCAGAGCTACCTGATTATGAGGCGTGCGTCTCAACAGCTCATGCGGTATACATCGTTGAGGAGCACATTAGCCAATATCGAATCAATGGTGTTATCCGTATGAGCGAGCAAGGGGCAAATCTGCTTAACCTTACGGGCGATATTGCTGATGTAATAGTGGTTGATTATGACAAAGACCGTGTAGCTGCACTGTATGAAAATGGCCTAATCATGGTCTATGAAATGGGTCAGAAAGTCGCACAGTACGACACGCTGAAAGCAAAAGTACCGCTGAATTGGAAAAAGCTGCTGTATGACGGCACACGATTCATTGCATACAACTGGGGGAGCGCAAGCGGATGGTACACACCAAGCGATACAACTACGCCAGTATTTACCATTTCGTCAGAGAGTAATTTAGCAATTCGTAAGACGTTTTACGATAAGTACCGCCAGCGCGTTTATGCCATTTGTAACTCGCCGGGCAATCAATATTTTTATGATTTAACAGGCGCGTCAGGTGTGTGTGAAACATTCCCGCATGCATTAGGGCGACCAATTGGTGATGTATTTAGCTCTATCGCGTCATATCCTGATGTGCGATTCAGTAGTACACATATAACAGCAACCGCGGGTAACAGAGGTTTTGTTTTTAACCGTGAATCTACCGTTATTACTGAGTTGGTTGACGTCCAATACGTTGCGGCACAATCCCGTGGGGCGGTATATGCAATTAAAGGCGGTCAGCAACTTATCTCTGAAGATGATGGCGTCACCTTTATGCCTATCCCGAGCGACAATGCTGATTTTGGCAGCGGTACGGTGCTTGGTACTTTCAGCACAAACTTATTCATTACCTATCCACTAACCAAAAATACTGATGGCAGATATAGAGCGCGCCTATATGACACTGAGGTATCACAAGCAAGTGCAATATCAGCAATCAGGGTGCTGAAAGAGGTGATTTGATGCAGCAGAAAACCCTGTTTTTAGCATTAGGACTGATATTACTAGGAGGATATTTTATGAAGACCGGTTCACCAAAAGGCATACGTAATAACAACCCGCTGAACATCGAAAAAGGCGAAGATTGGATTGGCATGGTAGGCGATGATGGCCGCTTTGTTATCTTCGAAACGGTAGAACATGGACTAAGAGCAGCAGGGCGCATATTGCGCACCTACGCCTTTAGACATGGCCGCACAACCATCAACGGAATTATCTCCCGTTGGGCGCCACCGTCAGAAAACAAAACACAAAACTACATCAATTTTGTGTCAAAGCGTGCTGGTATTCCAAGTGACAGGCCACTGGCCCAAGCGGAATACCCGAAAGTCATGGAAGCCATGATAATGATGGAGAACGGCGAACAGCCATACAGCATGGAAACCATTCAACGTGGCTTCGATTGGGGGTTCAATGGGTAATTTCATTTCAAAAAATGTCAGTCTATTTGCCACGCTGTACGGTGTGTGGTGGGTATATAACTACTTCAAGGTAGAGAGTAAACCGTTTACCAAGTCTGTCGCCAGCGTACTGGCTGAAATCCAATTCGCTGCTAATGGCTCTAACTATATTAAGTACCCCAATGCGGGCTTCGTTTTAGACCCAGACAAACTGAACCCAGATTATACCGTTAGGGATAAGACGTGGTTAAAAGCAATGTCGATGACACATGATGATCACATGGATTATCTAGAAAGACTGTTCGACGGAAACTTACAGCTTAGGCCACGATACCAGCCGCTAATCGGCCAAATCGTAACGGCTCAGGCATTAGATATGATTGATAAAGGATAGGGTATGGACATGTCTACTATCGTGGTAATTGGTGTGCAAGTCTGCGGTTCTATTGCCACCATCGCCACGCTAAAAAACGATATCAACTGGCTGAAAGTCATTATTAACGCGCAAGACGAGCGCATCAAACAATTGGAGGCAAAGATATGCTAACCACACTAGGAAAATACCTGTTAACGAAGTTGGCCACAGAGGCATTCATCAAACGAGTCTGTTTAGCAACGGCCAAGCATCTAGCGGCCAAGAGCAACAACAAACTGGATGATGAATTAGTAGGGGCTTTGGATGAGGCTCTGAAATGAGGGGGGTAGCCCCCTCAAATCTCCATTAGTTCTTCAAAGGCTTCCTTAAAGTTACTTACCGCATATTCCATTGATTCAGACTTGCTTCTTGCTTCGTATAAATCTCGTTGTAGCGCACTCATTTTTGCCTGATCTGCTCTGTACTGGTCAACTAGATAATCTATGAGTTTAGTTGTTGTAGAGATACCAAGATGATCTTTAAGCCAGTTTATCTCTTTAATACGATTATCGTCAGGGCGATAAGTAACAGCCATAATATTTCCTTTTGCTATCAATAAATGCGCCTGCAGCAAACTCGAGACGCTTAGTTTACAATCATTTTTAAAACAGCCGGCACAGTTCCAGGATTAATAATGATTGCATAATTTAATGGTGACCATATCGTCATAAAGTTTAGTTTGCAATCTTTTTTGGCAAAAGAGCCAGGAACAAAAAGGGGGTTTTACTATCAAAATTTCGATCGAGTAACGCCCGGGGATTGAACTTTTGCTATCAAAAATTAAAAAAGGGCCACAATATGTGACCCAAAATACTAAGCCGACTTGTCCTTTTTCTGCTCAAACCTGAGCATGGCATCCTTGAACCTAAAGCGGTCTGATATTTCAATCAGATCCCGTCCCATTTCCTTGAGCTTTTCGCGTGACCCAACCAAGTCCTTTAAGTGGTCAATTTCTGCCTGTAACGCGATTGTCTGCGCTTCATGGTAATGGGTAGACTTCTGCAAAAAGTCTATTTTGTTTATGTAATTTGGTTCATACCTTAAGCCGCGAGGCGTCCATAAATAGCCGTCTCGGCATATTCTAAATTCACGCCATTCAGGGTGATTAGAAACACGGCCATCAATGCGCATTTCAAGCATCCTTACTGCACGTGGACAAGGTTTATTCTGACTTATCCAACGCTCAAGCGTGCGCTCTTTAACTAATAAGAACTCACAAACCTGTTTGCGGTTAAGCTTACCAAAATTCATAAATCCCGCTCTGAAAAGTAACTCTTTAAAGTCAGTCATCATCAATCCTTACTTCCTTTGACGTTGTTTTTGCGTCGAGCGTCCTGCACGGAAGTGGGTTTTTATATGAAATTTTTCGATTAATAAATTTAGAACAATCAATTTTGCTAATGATACAGGAAAACGAGAAAACTTATAAAAACAAGGCTTAGAGGGGGATTTTTGATTCAACTGTACAACGACCGTCAAAATGTCGCAAAATAAGCCATTTAACATAACGTAAA